GAGTTCACAGGAAGGAGCTACGATGGCAATATCGCGAGCTTCCATGCAACAGCAGTTAAAGGGGAATAGGATGAAGAGAAAGAAACTTAACCCTCTTCAAAAAAGAGCCATAGCTAACGAAAAGGCCTTGGCTAGTGGATTTATGAATCTCACTAAAGAAGAGCTTGAAAAAGAAAAAAGAAGGTTGGCCAGAAAAAATGTAGGCGGCTTCTTAGAGACATTCTCTCCAGCCTACAGCATTGCCAAAGGCAAGGGTCCGATTGGCGAGGCTGTTCGTGGCGGCAAGGGCATGGGCATTCTTGGAATGTTGGCCAGTGAAGCTAACAAGGGAAAGAAAAAGTCTGGCTCAGACGCGATGAAGGCTGACGCTATGGCCGGAGCCGACAGGATGTCTGGTGGCGGCAAGATCGTCAGGTCAAAGCGCACACGTTCTATTGACGGCATAGCATCAAAGGGAAAGACCCGTGGCACCCAGCGGTAAGCGCAACTACAGGTCTGAGTATAAAAACTATCAGTCCACCACAACGCAAAAGAAGCGTAGGGCTGCTAGAAATACAGCAAGAAACAGGATGCTTGCTGCTGGCAAAGTCAGAAGGGGTGACGGCAAAGATGTCGCCCACAAGAATGGAAACCCAAGAGATAACAGAAAGTCCAATCTCAAGGCAGTTTCCGCATCGAAAAACAGGTCGTTCAAAAGAACAAGAACGGCGAGAAAGGTAAACAGAAGGGCATAGGAGGTTCTCATGAGAGCGGCAAAGATGCTCTGTAAAAAGAAAAAACCCATAGCCATGAACCATGGCGGCCTTGCGAAGAAAAAAGTAGATGGTGTGGTGAAGGGCCTAAAGAAGGCTTCAAAACTACACGCCAAACAAGCAAAAACTTTGAAGACGTTGAAGTTCAGCAAGGGCGGCAAAACAAAGTCGAGGGTCAACGAGGCTGGCAACTACACCAAACCGGGCATGAGGAAGCGCCTTTTCAACCGTATTAAGGCTGGAAACAAGGGCGGGGCCAGTGGTCAATGGAGTGCGAGAAAAGCTCAGATGTTGGCTTCTGCCTATAAAAAAGCGGGGGGAGGATACAAGGATTAGCTATGAAGCATGCCTTTCTCCTCTTCGTTTTTTTAGGCGCTGGGGAGGACAGGAAGCTCGTTAGCAATGATATGTACTTCGCGGATGTAAACGAGTGTATCTACTTCGCTCAAAGACTGCACAAACAGGGAGAAAACGTAACGTCATATTGTCTGCCTAAGATGGTAGACGAGAATACAAAGGTATACTGATGGACCCAATATCAGCCATGGCCACCGCCTCAGCGGCGTTTTCAGCCCTCAAAAAGGGCTTTGCCATTGGCCGTGACATAGAGTCTATGGCTTCAGATCTTTCTCGCTGGATGGGCGCTCTATCTGATCTGGATCAGGCTGAAAAAGAGGCCAAAAACCCCCCTATATTTAAAAAACTATTTGGCGGTCAATCGGTCGAGCAAGAGGCCGTGATTGCGTTTGCCAACAAGCAAAAAGCGCAACAGCAAAGGTACGAGCTACAGCAGTGGATTAGTCTCACGCTAGGAAAGTCCAAGTGGGACGAGTTGGTCAGGATGGAAGGCCAGATCCGCAAACGTAGACAGGAAACGCTCTACAGGCAAAGAGAGCGCAGGAGAAAGTTTGTAGAGATTGTTGCTTGGACCATCATGATAGGGGCGGGTATGGCCGTCCTTACATCCTTTGTCTTGCTTCTCAAGTCACACAGTGCAAATGCAGAGACCTATCCAGAGTATGTGATGTGCCGTCTCAAGGGGTGTGACATCATAGACGACAAGCGCGTTTGTATATATGCTGGTCCGAACAACACCATAGACAGCGTATGGATGGACCCCTCGGAGTATTCGCCAAGAGAGATACAGTGCAAGTATAAGCCGAATGAGAAGAAGCCGCCTACTCTGAGGGAGACATTGGAGGCGATTAGAAAATCGAGACAATGACATGCCTTTGAAGAAATCACAGAGAAGTCTGAAGTCTTGGACGAAGCAGAAGTGGAGGACAAAAAGTGGCAAGCCGTCCACGCAGGGTCCGAAAGCTACCGGGGAAAGATATCTACCGGCTAGTGCTATCAAGTCACTTTCGTCGAAGGAGTATGCGGCAACGACTAGGGCAAAGCGGAAAGCTAAGAAAGCAGGGAAGCAATTCTCAAAGCAGCCCAAAAAGATTGCCGCTAAGACCAGAGCGCACAGGAGAACTAGCTAATGTCAGTGGTGACGCCTGATCTTCCTGAAATATTTGAAGAGGCTTTTGAGAGGGCCGGTCTTCAAATGACTACGGGGTATGATCTCAAAACAGCCCGAAGAAGTCTCAACCTGTTAACACTGGAGTGGCAGAACCGTGGACTTAATCTCTGGACTATTGAGTCTGGTACACAGGCTCTTACGGCGGGTACGGCATCTTACACGATGCCTACAGATACTATTGATCTCATTGAGCATCAGATTAGAACGGGGAGTGGCACATCTCAACTCGACACTAACGTCACTCGTATTAGCGTTTCAACGTATGCTCAACAAGGCTCAAAGAACACTCAGGGCCGTCCTAACCAGATTTATGTAGACCGGCAGGCAACACAGGTTGTGGTCACCCTGTGGCCCGTTCCTGATGTCAACACATACACTCTGGCCTACTACAGGCTAAAGGGTATATCAGGGGTGTCCTCTGGTATCGGGACTACAGCGGATATGCCGCCAAGGTTTGTGCCTTGTCTTGCGGCTGGATTGGCTTACTACATTGCGATGAAGAAGCCTGAAGTGGCGGGCCGTGTGGCACCGCTTAAACAAGAGTATGAGTTCCAGTTTGAACTAGCGGCAAACGAGGACACAGACTCATCATCTATCAAGTTCGTGCCATACAACACATTCTATGCAGGAGGCTAAGATGGCCATGAAGAAGAAAGGCTACCGCAAGGGTGGCGCTATGAAAAAGAAGGGCATGCGCCGTGGTGGTGCTATGAAGAAAAAGGGCATGAAGAAGGGTGGCAAGCTCAAGATGGTCACTAATGACAAGGGCCAGAAGGTTCCGTTCTTCGCTGCTGACGGCAAAGGCAAGATGAAGGGCGGCGGCATGATGAAGAAAAAAGGCTATGCCATGGGCGGCGCTATGAAGAAGAAGGGTATGAAAAAAGGCGGCATGATGAAGAAGAAGGGATATGCCAAGGGCGGATCTGTGAAGGTCAAGTCTGGCGATACCCTGTCTCAGATTGCAAAGTCGAAGGGCCTGACACTCAAGGCCTTGCTTGACGCAAATCCCGGCATCAAGAACGCAAACATGATTCGTGTTGGCCAAAACATCAAAATTCCAAACACGATGAAGCCGGGCGGCTCTGGGGCTGTCTCCAAGAATCCATACGCTGGGTTGTCTAAGACGCAGATGAATATGCTGCGTTCCAAGGATAAAGGCACCCAGAAGGCTGCCACTAGGGGCATGAGGGCGCAAACTAGGACCACAGCGTCTCCCACTAAGGCGGCTGCGGTAAAGGCTTCTAAGGACGGCTCTAAGGCGGCAATGGAGAAGGCTCGTAGGAGTCGTGCTGCTAAGAAGGCACCGGCCAAGAAGACGATGACTACACCGAAAAAGAAGCCGAACAGGCTTCAGAGGCTGATGGCCGCTGTAAAGCCAAACCGTCCCGGTTCTGCAAAAATGGCCGGTGGCGGAATGATGAAGAAGAAGGGCATGAAAAAAGGAGGAGTTATGAAGAAAAAGGGGATGTCTAAGGGCGGCACTGTTCGTGGTGCTGGCGCGGCGACACGGGGTAAGAGGTTTGGCAGAGCAGGCTAATGCCGTATCTACAAAGCAATATACCCCACTTCAAATGTTGGGTGCGCCGTGAGTATACCCATAATCACAGCGCGTATCATGGTGAGTTTTTGCATGCTATGGCAATCGCAGTAACTACAATTCCGAACCGTTGTCTGAGCTTTCAGATGATATTCACCGGCTGTGAGGTCGATGATGAAGGTGGTCAGAATGTGCATGGCGGTGCCATGTGGGCTAGGATGCCTATTACTGCGCTAACTGGGGACACTTTGTTTGAAGAGTGGCCTGAGCCAATGCCTGTGCATGCAGCACAGCCGTGGGACTGTTCGTCTAGAAATCACTCGGTGTATGTCATGGACAGGGCCACGCCCTGCCCGTGGCTTGCCAAAGTTGATGGCGAGTTCTACCCAGCAAAATACTATTTCACTGTCGATTATACAGACAGTGAGATCGCGGATGATCCCGCACAACACAAGCAGAGCCATGTTCTTGAGCTTTTGGACGCTGGAAAGTGGACAGGCAATATTGTGGCTCTGCCAAACAACAGGGTTAGAGTAACGCATCCTGCATGGTTTGAGACGGGAGAGGGTGCGCCCGACTTCCTTCCTTCCCAATATGTGCATTACTCAAAGTCTGATCTGGACTACACCTTGGACACGACTCAGATTTTCGACAATTTGTATGCGGGTACAAATGATGACTAACGCCAGAGGCAAATACGCATTTGGTTTCTGCGACAGGACAGGGTTCAGATACTCTCTGGATCAGCTTGTTGACGAGTATCAAAATGGCGTGAAGACCGGTCTCAAGGTTGGCTTTGATGTTGTCGATCCTGATCATCCTCAGAACTTTCTGGGAAGGGTCAGGGTCGATGACCCTCAATCGTTGAGGGAGCCAAGGCCAGAAAGCAAGATAGAGGGTGTGGATATAAGGTTCCCCACCTTCAATCTTGAGACTGTTGAGTCAATACCGATTCCAATAATGAACGCTTTTGCAGGCGTGGTCACTACCAGTGGTACAACCACCGTTCAGCCAATTAGCGTAACCCTGCCGAGTGTTTCGGCAACTGTGTCTTTGGGGACCATATCGGCTCAAGGCTCTATAGCTGTGAACGTCTCTCTCACTGGCGTATCATCCACCGTTTCGCTTGGAAGCATCTCTGTAAGCGCAGGCGTTACAACGTATGCAGTCACTGTGGCGTCCTACTATGGGGCAAACAAGTATTACATCGATGGCGTCCGGCAAGCGACCGTCAACCTCAGTGAGGGAAGCACATATAGATTTGATCAGTCTGACAACACCAACTCTGGTCATCCCCTTAGATTCTCTACAACATCTAACGGCACCCATGCTGGGGGCAGTGAGTACACTACGGGGGTGACAACCAATGGTGTGCCGGGTAACGCTGGGGCGTACACACAGATCACAGTGGCAGTTGGCGCTCCCACTTTGTATTATTACTGCACACAACATAGTGGCATGGGCGGAACTGCAAACACGCCGTAGGAGAAGAAAATGGCTATCACAACAGCAGTCTGTACGAGTTTTAAGAAAGAGCTTCTTGAAGGCGTACACAACTTTGCAGGCGGGGGCGATACATTTAAGGTGGCGCTCTACACCAGCAGCGCAACGCTTGGCGCATCTACCACTGCGTACAGCACAAACAACGAGGTAAGTGGGACTGGATATAGCGCAGGTGGGGCAACCCTGACTGCCGTAGCCCCAACCACCAGCGGCACAACAGCATACATTGACTTCAATGATGTGACGTTCTCAAGCTCTACAATCACGGCTCGTGGATGCCTGATATACAACAGCACCGACTCAAACAAAGCGGTTGCTGTGTTTGACTTTGGCTCCGATCAAGCGTCAAGTAGTTCTAACTTTACAATCACATTCCCAACGGGTGATGCGAACAATGCCATTGTAAGGATAGCCTGATGTCGTTTACTTACGCGCAACTCAAGACAGCCATTCAGGATTTCACTGAAAACACGGAAACGTCATTCGTGACTAACCTGCCTGTGTTTATCAGGTCGGCTGAGGAGCGCATACTCAAGTCTGTAGATCTGGACAACTTCAGAAAGAACGCAACATCTGCGACAACTAACGGAGATGAGTACATATCAATGCCATCTGATTTTTTGGCACCGTTCTCATTCTTCATTAGTACCGTTGGTTCTGAGAGCTTTCTTTTAGAGAAGGATGTGAACTTCATCAGAGAGGCATACCCTAACAGAGCCACTACAGCCCTGCCGAAATACTACGGCATATTCGATGCAAAGGCTGATGCCAGTGGAAATGTTACCGGCAACTTTATTCTTGGGCCAACACCCAACTCAAACTATGCAGTTGAGCTACATTATTTTTACAGACCGGCCAGCCTTACATCAGGATCGGATTCGGGCTATAGTTGGTTAAGTGACAATGCGCCAAACGCCCTATTGTATGCCTCGTTAATAGAGGCTTATACATACATGAAGGGCGAAACAGATCTGATCCAATTGTATGAGGGCCGATACGCGGAGAGTCTAGGCAGACTAAAAGACCTAGCTGAGGCTCGTGAAAACGACGACGCTTACAGGCAGGGATTGCCTAGAATGCCACGGACATAAGGAGTAGATCATGGCAACCTCAAATGCAGCAACCACATATCTTGAGCATCGGTTGCTAAACTTTTTGTTCAAGAACAACGCAATTAGTTTTGCCTCACCCGGTAACAGTATCTATGTCGGCCTTGCAACCGCTGTATCTAATGCAGAAGCAGGCACCCTGACAGAGGTAAACACCTCGACGCAGGATTCTAACTATGCGCGGCAGCAGGTCAATGCAGCGGGGTGGACACTGGCCTCTTCTTCGACAGATCAGCAGACTGTGGTGAACGCTGCAAACGTAGAGTTCGCTGCTTCAAGCGGCGGGGCCACCTATACCGTAACGCATGCTTTCATCGCAGACGCAGCAACCAGCGGCAACATCTTGTTTGTCGGTGCGCTTGACGCATCTAAGGCGATTGCATCAGGTGACATCTTCCGTATCAATGCGGGGAATTTAACTATTGAGTTGAAGTAAATGGCACTTGTTCTCAAAGATCGTCTGAAGGAGACCACGACAACCACCGGCACTGGCACTTATACACTCGCTGGTGCCGTTACTGGTTTTGAGGCGTTTTCTCAGATTGGCAACGGGAACACGACCTATTACTGCTGCACGGATGGCACAGATTTTGAGATCGGAATCGGAACATATGCGTCGTCAGGCACGACGCTGGCTCGTACCACGATCCTACAAAGCTCTAACAGTGACAATGCTGTTAGCTGGTCCTCTGGTACGCGCACTGTCTTCTGTACGCTGCCTGCTGAAAAGATGATCTTCAATGACGCCAGCAACGCTATCCAAGGCTTTACGGATAACTCTCTGGCATTCGCGATAGCGTTAGGATAGTGACATGGCAAATGCGTTTAAGACTTTTA